AAGAACGTCATCTGCATCTGTTGCCGCATTTGCAGCTGCAATAGTCTTAGCAAAAGTAATTTCGTTAGTACCAGTTCCTTTTTCATATGTCAACTCTAAGTTACGAGCAGAAGATGTTGTATTGGTAACATTAACTACTACAGTATTAGAAACTTCTACTGCTTCGTTAAATGTTGCACGAACTCTAATTGTTCCACCATCTGACTTATCAAATGTCGGTGCAAGTCCTTCGTCTGCATCAACAAATTCTATTCTGACCAAATCAGCAGAACCAAGTAAAATACCTAGACCTTTAATACAACACAATACCTCTGCATCAGCGTTTGGATTGTCGTTTCCTCTAGATTTTGATAGACCTTTGACCCAACCAGACTCAGTCGCAAAAACTTCTTGTTGTTCTACAGCTGTTAAGTTTTTTGGTTTGGACTCAGTAGTGTCCGATGCTCCCCATAAACTCATTTTATTTCTCCTTAGAAAGAATTCTTATGTTCTATTTATAATTTATTTAAATCCTAGTTTCTTTAATTGTCTAATAGTGTCACCAGCAGATGTGTGATGTACACCTATACCGCCCTTTGCTTTCCACTCATTGATGTTTTTTATGTAATCATCAATCAATATATTTGGTTCACCATTAATGTCTACTGCGTATTTTTGTTTATCTGCTCTTAAAACTAAATGAATACGACTTCTTTGATTCAGTCTAGCCTTCTTTTTTAACCAAGTTAGTTTACCACTTTTAGATCTAGGATCATTATTACTATACGCTGATAATATCCTTGCATCATATCTATCTATGAAAGACCACATATTTTTGGAGCCAGGCATCCAAGCAAGATTTTCCCAAAAATTCTTTTCACCTGTTATCGCTTCCCACCTTTTAGATTTTTCAGCACTATTAAATGGAACGCCTAATAGTTTTTCAGTTGCACTGAGAAAATCACAAAGTACATTATCCATATCGCAGTAGATAGTAGGTAAATTTTCTGGTTTTTCACTTAGTTCATAATATATTTCAGAAAAATTTCTCATCTTATTTTTTATACATTCCTCTTACAGTGTCAAAAATACTATTTGGTTTTGTCTCAAAATATCTTCCATTGCTTTTTGTTTCTTTAACATCTGTCATAGAAGGATTAATTAAAACTTTAGACAATGGTTTACCTGTATCAGTTGTTCCACCATCTTGTTCTTTTAGTGTCGTTAACATAGCTTTGTAAGACTTATTAATCTTAGACTGAAACGCAGACTTTTCGGCAGGTTTTTTCAAACTGTTAAACTTCTTCAACGCACCTTTAACAATTGTTAGTGGTACTTTTTTCTTTTTACCATCTGCAAATGTTATCTCAACATTTCCTTTCATGTCTTCAGAACGTCTTAGTTGCATGATGATATTCTTATCAGCAGCTTTTCTATCCGAATCAGTAGCTACCATATCGTCATCCATCGCTTCGCCAACATGATGATATTCTTTGAAGTCAGCAATAGAGGCAGCCATATCTCCGATAGCAAATGTTACCTTACCATCTTTTTTGTACATGAATCTTTTTACGCCTGTTGGATTACCTTGAAGAATAAGAGTTACTTTATCAACTTCACCTCTGCGAACTTTTGTCTTTGATTTAACTACATAGTTTTGCAATTCTTTACCCTTACTGATTGATGAATCAATTTTCAGTTTGATAACATCATTTCTTTTTAATCCATCAAACATTTTAATCAGTTTAGGATCATTCATTCTTACTTCACTTATATCTTCACTTTCTTCTTTTAAATTTGATTCGACAACACCACTACCAATTGCGCCAAGTTTTTTACCATATATTGCACGACCTTGAGCAAGATCAATTAAGTCTTGTGCCGCACTTTTTGAATAACCCATTTTACTTTGTATATGATTAGCAGCTGCATTACCTTTACTCTTAATAATATCTTGAATCATTTTAACATGCTTTTTCTTCAAGGCAAATTTACTACCTACTTGTGGAAATGCTCCCATAGCTTCTTTAAGATTAGCAGATTCGTTTAAGAAGTCATCTGCCGACTTAGCACCTAAGTTGTCCTTAACAATCTTATCTAACTTAGCTATATTAATTTTGTATTTATTTAATATAGTATCAATAATATCTGAAGCATCGCCATCGCCTTGCATAGACATAAGGTCAAACGCAATTTTAGTATCAGCAGCATTTCCTGAAATCGTAAAATCTTTCTTAACAGCTCCTAAGTCTTTATATTCTTTATAACCATCATCAGTGACTACGAAGTAAACTGTTTTCTTACCTCTTGTTTGAGAAGCTAATCGAGCTGGTGTCTTATCTGATTTACTTGTTAGCTTATTAGTAAAAACACTACCGCCTAGTTTTCTAATTTTCTTTAAAGTGTCATCAAGTTTAACTTCTTCTTTTACTACTTTACCAGTCTTTAAGAATTTTAATTCAACACCTAATTGTTTTGCAACTTTAGAGATTGCTTCTCTAGTTGATCTAGCTTTTACAACAATCGGTTTACCACCACCAATACTTTTATTATTTAATGTTTGTTTGGGCACTGGAACAGAAAAGTTAGTAAACGATTCATCTAAACTTTCGTGATAACTTGCGACTAAACCACTCAGTTGATTTACCATTGTAGTAAGAACTGGCATTGGTAAAGTCATCATCTGATCCATTACAGACTTAGATAAACCCTTTACCTTTGATAATTTCTTCTTAACATCATCAATTTTCATTTCTTCAAGATTATCAGATTCAGTTACTTCAAAAGTCTCAACTTTAGCATCTAAGTAGTCAGACATACCATCTAGTTTGTCTACTGCAACTGCAACTTTGTTTGTCCACCATGTAGGTAAGTCACCATCGTCAGGTAACTTATCTAATTCACCTTGCATCTTTTGGATTGCCATCATGGCAGTTTTAACTTTAGTTTTCATGGAAGATACATCTGCGTGACCATCTTCTTTAAATGTAACCTTGCCCTTTTGACTCATTTTCATTTTAAGGATTTTATCAACTAATTGAGTTGCTTTCTTTTTATTAACCTTCATACCGTCCATTACAAATTGAATGCCTTGTTCTTTAGTCTTTGAACCACCCATCAAGTCTTCGGCTTTCTTTAAATCTTGAATAAGACCTTCATCTAAGTCAACAGACTCAATGTACATGTTTAATTCAAAGCGTTTGTTGTCAAGATTAGCAACTTGGATGTGAACATTTTGTTTCTTATTAGTGCCTAAGATATATTTGTTAGTCTTACCTGAAGATGGTCTTTTAGGCCCCATAGCAACCTTACGATCAATATCATCTTTGTCTACGACATAACCTTTTTTCTTAGCGAAAGCGTATGCGTGTTGCATAGCACCAGAGAAGTCTCTGTGATATAGATCATAACCAGATGAGGACTTAACCTCATCTAAGTTTTTTTTTTCAGTCAATACATTGATGATTGACTCTTTAAGACCGTAAATACCATGATCTTCAACATCACCTAAAGGATCACCCTTTTTGAGATCTTCTACTTCTTTTGTTTTTTCGTTTTGACCTTTTTCATTGGCAGATTTCATTTGTTTTTTGCCTTGACCATGAGGTCTTACTGCGGTCAACTTTTTAGCATCTTCTTCAATACTATCTTCTATTTCCTGACCAGAAAAAATATCTACTTCCTTTATTGTCTCTTCATTTTTAATAGATTTAGAAACTGCTTGTCTTCTTTTGTGTAAATATTTGTCAGAGCTATCAACATCACCATCGTTGTCAATATCTTTATCTTTGCGATCTTTGAACTTTTTCTTAATTGCTTTAGGTTGGACTTTATCCATACCTTCACCATCGTCAGACTTGTCGTTGGTGTTATCTTCTTTCTTTGATGGATCATCGTGACTATAGCCCATTTTCTTCATTCGAAGATGGTCATCCATAGTGTTTGCTTTGTAACCTTTACCAGTTTTAGGATCATACATCATATGAGGTTCGAAATCATCTATTTCTTCAGCCAAAGACCAACCTTTACTCAGGTATAATTTTTGATCAGACTTGTCAATAACAACAACTTTGTTATTTTTAACAACCATGACTTCTTTTTTTGAATCAATCATTTGACGAGCAGATTTTTCTTTTCGTTCCATGACCATTCTGTAAGAATCAGTCCAAGATCTTGTGTATTTACTCATTTTTCTACTTTCCTGTTTTAAGCATTAATGTACTTATTTATAGTATCTTAATTGTCGACTTTTGAACCAGCACGCCATTGATAACAAGACCAATAACCTGCTGTAGTTTTATCTTTCTTTTGATCGCACTTGTGTCTAGCTCTAAATGAAGCTCTCGCTTTAGGGTCATCTCGATTGATAGACATGTTTGGATCACCAAACCGCACAACTATTACCTTACCGTTTTTTCCCATTGTATATACTTTAAATTTTTTATTAGGGTTTTCACTTGTTCTAATAGGATTATTAAGTTGTACCTCTTTACCCTGATATGTTGCTTCTGCAATGACATGATCATATAATTCTTCTTTGTCACATCCTTCACAACAAGACTCTTTCTTTACGCTTTTAGCACTTCTTGCTTTTGCAGCTAAGTCTTTGTCTGCACCACCCCAAGTCCCTTTTGACTTAGTAACAAAAGAGTTTACTCTAGCAAATGCCCACTGTTGTGGTGTAGTGCCAGGCCTATGACCTGTTCTCCATGCAGCCATACCTCTGTTGTAGACTTGTTTCAATATTGAATATGGTATACCAGACTTTTCTGATTTCTTAACTAGTCCTTCTATTTTCTCATCTAGTAATTCAACTTCTTCATTCTTTGCCATGTTTGTTGCAGTTGCAATCTTAACAGACTTCCAATCTTTACCATATCTTTTTTTGAATTCATCATCAGATAAATCTTTAGCGATGTCTTCTCTACGTTTTAATTCTTTATCAGTAAGAGATCTTTCATTGACACTTTCATTACCATACATTTGACGATACTTTTGAGTATACTTTGATAACTTAGTTTTACCTTTTTTATCGCCTGGCGCTGGTTTATATGCATCGGGATTATCATCATCCATTTTAGTGCCTTTCTTAAAGTGTGTATCTCGTTTCGATTTTGTAGATTTAGATAAATCACTATAATACTTAGCAGGTTGAGTTCCCTTTTTATCTTCTATGTCCTTGTCCTGTTTCACTCCTCGTATCTCACCCATATATTCTGCCTTGAATGTGGTGGGTAATGATCCTTTACGAACTAATCGATTTATATAATCAATAAAAGATTTGGTGTTTACTTTTGTACTCGTTTGTCTAATCACATCATATGCGATATTGGACTTTGTACCTAACTTTTTATCACCAACCGCTTTAACATACGCTTTAACTAATGCATCATATTCTTTGGGGTGAGTTATTTGATCAATTCTATTTTTAATTATTTCATGTGGCCCCATTTCAATCAAATCATATAACCATGTTTTGTGAAAGTTACCTTCTTCCTCTATAACAACATAGTTTGTTCCCTTACGAACAATTTTACCTTGTACGCCTTCTGTTGTTAGAACATCTTCACCGATATTAAATATTTCACCACGAATGTACAGGTCTCTTATCATATCTTCTTCTGTAAGATTAAACTCTTCTTTAATATTCATAAACCTTCGAACATCATTAAAAAGTTTTTTACCGTCTTTAAATACAGATGGCAAACCTTGTTTGAATAAATCGTAATCATTAGCAACAGCAGATGCTCTCATTTTAGATGCTGACATACCTTCAACACCTTCGGCATCAGGATCTCTTTCTCCAGCAGATACTACAGTTATCTTGTCAAATTTGTAGAAACCATGACGACCACCCTCAAATCCATTGTACTTATCGAGCAAACGTCTGAACTCTTCAACTCGGTCAGAACCAACCACCATAGTAATAGATTTAAAACCTTTATCATGAAGTGATGTAGCAACTTCAAATACTGTTCTTGATTTATCTACTGTGATGTTCTTAGAATATTTCGGAAACATCTTTTTCATATACGCAACTTTCTTTGCGTGTGGCAGTGGGTCTTTCTTTGGATTTTGACTATGCGATGGATAAACTAACATAGTTGAACCAGAGATTTTTCTTCTTTGCACATCTAACGCATCTATAAGTTTTTCGTGACCTGTTGTTGGTGGATTAAATCTACCAAAAGTAAACACAGCATCAGTTTTTGCTTCAGATAAAGTTATCATTTGTTTTCCTTAGATGCTTTCTGTGCTAGCTTTGCCTTTTTAATTCTTTCACCTTCACCAGCCTTTAGTTTACGCAAAAGTTTTTTTGCTATCTTATCAATTACTGGTTTCTTTCTAGCAACTATTTGTTGATCTATTTGTATTCTTTTTGTAATTGGTAACTCTTTATAATTTATTTTACCTAAAGATCTTTTGATCACTGCCATTTTAGCTTGTCTTCTAGCAATTTTATCTAATGATTCAGGATCTCTTCTTCTTACTTTCATTCTTTTCTTTTTCATTTTCACAGTAGATTTTCTGGCAAGAATCTTCATTCTTCTTCCCATCTTTCTACGTTGTTGTGCAATCTCAGACGGACTTCTTTTTTCTGTAACTTCTCGTCCTTCTATCTCAGATATGATTTGTTTTAAATTCTTCATCTATCCCATGCCTTTATAGCAGTAAAGTTATTAAAACTAAACTCCATTCTATCTACTAATTTTACAGCATTACCTGTTAACCTGTCAATAGCAACATATCCTTCTGGACTGGTTACCTTAAACCCATTTGAGGTTCTAACAAAAGTACTTGTTAAACCTTTTACACTATTTAGTTTCTTGACTATTCCCATCTTTGCATTAACGAGATGCATTTGTAATGTTATTACCTGTTTTAGATTAGGTAATGTTTTTTTAAACTCTCTTAGGTATTCTTGTTTTTTTAATTCTAATTGTTTTTGAGATTTTTCAGTTTTTAATTTTTTAATTTCTTTATCAAAATGATTCTCAACCCACTTCAAATATCCCTTACTATGTTGGTTTGGATCTTTCACATTTTCACCAACACGAACCTTTGAATTGTTATACGTTTTTAAGGATGCACCAACAAGTTTACCAGTCAATGAGTCTTGTAGGTTTAAAAATCCTTTTAGTTGACTTGAGTTAATTTTTCTAAATGTTTTACCTGCTTCAGATAAATGTTTAGTAATAACTTCAGTTTCATCTGATGTCATTGTTGAAGTACCAGATGTGTCTTTATATGTTGCATCATCCATCCAAACATTAGATGTTTTTTTTAGTTTGGATATATCAGCACCAAATGATGCTTTCATATCTTGTAACTCTGTACCTTTATATGTGGTATGCCACACAACACCTATATTGGAATCATTCATAGTTTTACCTAGTCCACTATCTACAGGGACGGCATATACTATGGTGTTTGGTTGAAAGGTATAATATTCTTGTCCATCTATAGTATCTTTTTCAAGATCTGTAAACATCAAGTCACCTTGTAGAACTCCCTTGATACCTAACTTAGAAAACTCCTCAAGTGCAACTTTAAATTTTGCATTTAAGTCACCTTTTGTATCTGCATCAATATCTGCAACCGTTTTGTATAGTTTTGGACTTACATTAAATACAGATTTTTTTGCAACAAAAAACTTATTGTCTGATGGATCTATGCCTGCAAATATAGCAGGAGCTCCATCCCACTTTACTGTCATGTTTACTGACGAACGACTTGCACCAGCTAACATGTCTCTCAGTGAACGAACAAAGTTAATAGCAGCTCGGCCGCCAGGCACACCAAAGTTTAGTATCTCATCTTCAATATGTTCAAGATGTAGATTCTTTCCTGCCTTATTCTCAGTTAATAACTCAGAAAAACCTATCATCTTAAAGCACTCGGATTAGGTTTGTAATCACACATTATGTGCGATGGGTATACACCGCCTTGTTTGTTTCTTATATTAATTTTAAATATATAAAGTTTAGTTACAACTTCTATATCAATACGTTTTGCAGTACCGACAGCTGGATATATAACTTTAACACTTTTTATTTTTGCAGAATCCATCATTCTTCGTCTGGTCATTTTGTAGAATTCAACCTTTTTACCCTTTCTATGAACCATGTAATATCCGTATCCAATACCTGTCACAAGTATTTGTAATAATGCTCTAAGATTAGCAGTAGTTCTTGTTGTGTTAACCTCTTCCTTCTTTTTAGACTTAGCCATTTTTTTATCATACTTAACAAACGTATCAATAAACTTTTGTTCATCAATGCCAAAAACTTTTAAAAGTTGTTTAGCTTTTAGATCAGTTATCTTTCCCTTTTCAAATTGATCTTTTGTAAAAATAGTTGCGACACCAGCATTGAAAAAAGTAACTGTTCCACCGAACTTGAGTGAAAGATAATACGGAGTACCATCACCAAACACTGTTACATCTGTAACTTTTTGACCGACATCAAGTTCTCGGCCACCAATGAGAACACCCACATCTGTAAACTCTAAAGGTCTTTTAGTATTTGCACCACCTTCAAGAGCAACTTGTATGTCCTCATGTTTTGATAACACCTCATCGTGTAGTTCTTTCATAAACTCTGGAAACTTAAAGTTAGGAGATGATTCTCCCTCTTGGATATATGTTTCAATATCTTTTGTTACCTGTCCTTCAAATCCAAACCCTTGGCTTTTTGCACCACGACCACCTCTAGATCCATTTCCAGAAGTTACTTTCATACCATATTTTTTTGACAAAGCAGGAAGATTAAAGTTGTCTGCTACAGGACGAAAAACTTTTACATCGGTAGTTTTTGATTGGAGAGCGATAGGATCAGGCACACCATCAGAATTAGCAATGATATCTTTCAACAAAGCTTTTAATTTTTCTTTATCGTGCTTGATGTTATCTAAAGCGTCAATCTCTCCTTCAGATTTGGGGAAGATATCATACGCCTCTGGAAGCAAATGTTCCACAAGTGTTTTCATTCAATTTCTCCATATATTAATTTCATTATTTAGGTTGATTGAGTTTTACACCTTGAGGTCTGAGAACTTGTCGTAACCCCCTACAGATGTATTATCAAACACAGGTTGACCACTA